TACCAAGGTTTAGTCTTTAGAAATGTTTCATCAACTTTTTTCATATAGATTCCTCTCATTACAAATGATACGGCGACGTTTTGATTTCAATTGGTCCATTTTCAAATTCACTTTTGATTTGAATTTTGAATTCATAATCCATCTTACAATATCTTGACTATACTTTATTTTCTTATGTAAATCAAGAAGGTTATAAAAATAAATATAACCAAGTGAAAATATGGTTATAGATGATAATACAAGCACGAAAATTAAATTTTCCATTCTAGCCGCCATATGTTTTTGGGATATGCGGAAACTTAAAAATCTTTTCCATCACAAAACGATCAACATCTTCAGAAAATAAAACAGGACTGAAGATTACATAAAATATAAATACAAAAACAGACAAACTAAACCAACAAATGATGACAACAATCGTCAAAAGAAGAAAAGAATAAGTCAACCATTTCATATTATTCTTCCCATGTTATCTTCGCTTGAATGATGTCGGGGGTTTTTCCTATTTTATTTTTGGCTTCTTCTTTAGAAGAGTGAATACCACCACCAACGACAGTATTACTGACAGGTTTTAATACACCAGTTAATACATCTTTATAAACATTAATCCAACCTTCTTTTTTTACTGGTGTCATAAAAAGATCATAATCGCTTTCAGAGTTTTTATATTCTTTTCCATTTTCATTCCATATAGTTACACACTCTTGACCATCATTTTCGATTACATAACCACATATTGGGTATTCATTTTTCATTTGAAATGAAAAAAATTTAACAGGAAGTCCTTCTCTCGTGATAACAGGCTGACCAGCTTTTGCTTTTTCTAAATCAAACGGTTTCATGGCTATTTCCTTTATTGAGTAGTTTATCTATTTTTTCATTGAAAAGAGTTAATGTTCTTTCCAATTTTGCAAGGTTTTCAAACGACAATTGAGATTTGTAAAATTCATTTTTCGCTCTCATAAACCAAGAACAAGAAATTTCAAAGTTGATAAGATTAATTTCACTAATAATCCTATCCATCTTATCAAGCAAAACACGTTGTTCAAGTTCGTTCATTTTTTTACCCTTTCAAAATTAGACCAGTCTTCAAATCAACTTTTTCGCCCGTGTATTGTAATACACCACGACATTTGCAGCGATAGTTTTCTATGTTGTTAAATTTTTTACCTGACATTTTGTAATAGTGATTGCATGTTTTACATTTAACCAAATAGCGTAGCTGTTGTTTTCTTTTATAGACGGAATGACCCGCTTCCTGAAGTGCTGCTTGAGATTTTAAACGGTCAGGTGATTGACCTAAACTAATCATTACCTTTTTCCATGTTGCACCATGACTCCAACCTCCATATAACTGATGATCAAGAATATGTGCAATTTCATGAAAAACGGTTTTCTTCAATTCGATTGAATCATGTTGATAAACATGCGTAGAAATGGTAATGGTATAGAAAGTTCCAAAATTGGTTTTTTCGTAAATAGCTTTTCCGTTGACACGTTTCATTCGACTGGAAAATTTTATTGCATGCAGTTTCAAATGATAATTGTAAACCGATTTGATAAGTTGGCGGGCTTCATTGATATATTGATTAACGGCTGATTCGATCATGTTTAAATTCCTTGATTGACTATGGTTATAGTCTAAATTAACTTATAACCATAGTCAAGTGAGAATTACTAATTTAGTCCATTCTTCCAAAGTTATAATCTACTTCCAATCCTTTGGAACGTAAAAATTCCAAAACATATTTTACCGAACGTTCGTAATGCAGAGACCCCTGACAAAACGCAACTTCCATGCTAGGAATGTACATTACCCATTTGTCGGAGCGGGCGCGGAAAGGGCGAACTTTGACCATAATTCCGTCACCAAGAACACATGAACCTTGATCACCATCACGATCATAGTGTTCTTTTGAAAGATTTTTCCACATTTCAACCGCTTCAGCGCGTACAGATTCAAATGATTCAAGTTCTTTTTGTTTGATAGCCATGTGATCACCTTTTACTCAATTTATTATGGTTATAGTCTAACAGAATGGTTATGACTTACAAGCATTATTTCAAAAAATATAAAATGTCTTCCAATTGATCGTATGGAAGAGACTTAAGAAGGGGTTTATTCCATTTTCCATCAATTAAAAATCCAGACCGCTCAAGAGCGTTTAAAGTGGCTTGATTTTTAAAACCAGCATTCACAATTTCTTCAATAATTTGATTGTATTTCCATTGAAAATGATCAAATTTTTCACCTTTAACAACATTAAAAGATTGAGATTGAATATTAACATTTTCAATTGTTGTGAAATTGAAGATACTGGATTTACCAGTATCCCAACTAATGATGTAAATCAAATCAAATACTAAAATATAAGAAAACGATTCTTTATACACAATATCTTCGAACATATTACAACACCTTTATCCGTTGAACGATGGTTTGCTGTTGGCCTTTATAATCTTTGAACTCTTTCACAGTCGCCTTGATTTTCATTTCTTTCCCAACTTCAGGCCAAAAAGAAGTTGAAAAACATACGACACAGGCTTTTGTCTCTTTTTCGACCATGATAGACATACATTTAGCATCCATTCCGTAACCTGAAAAACTTGGTTGTTGGAATACAACTGTTCTAACAACTGTCACAGTCATTTCAAGACGTTGTTTTTCTTTTCCAATGGTAGCAGTAGGGTTAGGATCAGGAAGGATCATAGAGGGAACCTGAGCCTCTAATTCGACCGACAAAGCATAGATCAGCGATTCAGGCTCAAATTCTGAACGGGTTTTAACAAACCATGTAACATATCCCATCGGAAGATCAGAAAATTTTTCACCTATATATTGACCAAAGGGCATGATACCTTGTTTGATAAGATCGAATTTTTGCTTTTCACGCTCTTTACGTTCTTCTTCCCAGCGGGCTTCGCGTTCTGCTTGGATTTTGGCGCGATACTCCATTTCCTCAGCAGTAGCCCGTTGAATTTCGCGCATTTCAGTACGCAATTCTTCGGCTGATTGATTGCGAAGAGGTACACCCATTTGTTTAGAATAATTTTTAGCCTTTTCAAAGGCTTCTTCTGCATCTTGGGAAAGATTGAAATGATGGAAAGAACGGACTTCAGACATTGGAAATCCGTGTACTGTGAAATAATGAAGATAGGTTTCACGTAAGGTGAAATATGCAGAAGTTGCGCCTACACCGATAACCAGATTAGGTACGAAGTTGTTTTTATCCATGATATTTTCCTCACGTTTCAATTCAATATGGTTATATTTTATAACCATTCACGTAAGGTTGCAACAATTATCTTACAAATTCTTTTAATGCTTCCTTGATTACGTGATTTTCTGTAATAGAACTGCATATAGGAAACGGTAAATCAATGATTTTACTTAACTTTCCGGCTGCATCATGTAATGAACAGTCTTCAGGAAATAAGTTAGTTTCCTTTGCTATTAGGAATTCCCATGCCATAATTTTTATATCTTCGACTGAGTACTGATCAAAAAATTCTTTTATTGTTTGCTCATTCATACGAATTTCACCCGATAGTCGATCGCTTTAAATTGTTGACCCTTACATTTTGCAAGTTTCACTTTTTCAACAATTTTAACCGAAAGTGTATTAGAAACGATTTTCCAATCAGTTTGATTATGCATCATGACAGCGTTTTCAAACGAAATACATTTCCGTTCTTTATTCATTTTTGATAACGGTTTAATTGCTTCAAAATAAATATTATTTTTTGAAAAATGGCATTTATAACCAAAATATTGCATGAAAAACAATAATGAACTGATTTGAACATACTCAGAATTTCTGATTTCATAAGTACAATCGTTTCTTTCCAATTCAGTTTTTACTACTTCAGATTCCATCAATATGTTATAAAATTTTTCATTACTTGGATGCATTTTATTCGTCCTTATCTTCATTACGATGTTTTGGTTTTCGTTTGTATGAACCTTTTCCCTTTTCAGGGGTTTCCTGTTTTGAGCGGAAAAGATTTGATGTGACTAATGCAGCCATAGCATCATCTTTTATTTCACCGCGACCGTGTTCATGTTCTGTCATAGTCATACTTTTCTTCTTCTTTTGATATTTCTCTAACCAATTTTCAAATTCTGGCCATACCGGATCATTTTCATCTTCAGGTTGATATTCAATTTCATAACCATTTTTTGTGGTATAGAAGTTAGGTCCACAATATTCGTGGAAATCAACCCATATATAACGATTACCTACGTGTAATCTTCCCCACGGGTTAATACAAATTATGCCATTTTTAACAGGAATACAAGTCATATCATTATTCCAACATTTCCAAACGATAAAGATTTTTATCTACGAAATCAAGGATTTCGTCTTTGATTTCGATAACTTGTAGATGTTGTAAAAAATCCCTTACATTACTTCTAGCGGTTATTACATAATCGCCATATTCAATATCAGTTATTACCAACCAAAAAGCATAACCTTTATTCAATTCATGAACACTGAAAGGATTATCGTATTCATTTGGTAAAATGAAATTATGCTGATTCTTAATTCTGATTGAAAATAATCTTTGAAATGATGAAAATGAATCACCAACTTTAAACCAAGGAACATGTTCCAATTTCATCCAAGGACCATAATAATGAACCCCTTCAATAAATGGTTTTTCATTTTCTTTTGCCGTATATCGAAATCTCCAATCTTCACCATTCGCATATTCAGGCTGCATAGTAGTGTATATTACAAGTTCATCTTCTTCATGATTGAACTGAATATAACAGATACTACTTTTTAAAAATAATTCATTTTTTTCTAAATCCATTATTCCATAACCTTTTTAAAAACAAAATGAATTTGTCAAATTTAGTCACGAAAAAATTGAGGATATACCTTCTTGAAAACTGATTTAGATATACCTTCAATTTTCTTACCGTTTAGAACATGAACCAAAACTTCAACTTCTTCAGTTGATAATGATTCTAACACTCTAATCATATTATTTTCAAATACTCTTTTATTGTCTCGGTTAGCAAGGGCTATACGCATTTTAGGAATTGCAGCCCGAATTGTCATGTATGTTGTACCAAAAGGTTTATTAGGCATTTTGAATTCAGGTAATTTAAACCCTTCAAGGTCGGTTGCATACATTAATTCGACAATAAATTTCAAATCAGGGCGATTGTATTGCTGTAAAACTTCAACCTTTTTATCGTTGTTTGATTGTTCAGTGACTTTATTAAGAATGTCTTTAATGCTTACCGCATGACTGACGAACTTTTGCATGGTTATTCCTTTCTTATAATAGCGTTTCTTGTAAAGACTTGTAAAGATAAAAGATCGACCCCAAACCTTTTACAATAATCTTTCTGCATTTTCAACTGTTCATCCGTAGTTCTTTTATACACTTCATTATAAATGATCTTATCAAGATAATGGTAATTTGTTCTTAATCCCATTATATGTTTTAAACAATTAAAGCAAGGGGAGTGTGTTGTATATATAGTGAATCGATTAAAATGACTTCCATTTCTTGCCAGTTCAAGAATAGCATTCATTTCTGCATGAATCTCATTATCTTGTGACCATTGACTGTGTGCAGTAGAAGAACCTTCAAACAAATCACAACAATTGTCATCACCTGAAATAGTACCATTTACCCCTGAACTGATAATTTTGTCTCGTTCATTGGTAATGATACATCCGACTTTAAGTGAAGCACATTTTGAAAGTTTGGTTAATGCAATCGCCTGATCCATTGCTACTTGATGTTTTGAAATTATATTATCCATTTTAAATATCTTTTAAAGGTTATATACAATTGTTTAACAGTTGTTAAAAAGACTATAAACATTCTTTTAAACCATTATACAAAGAAAAAATTCTTTTTCTATAGTTTTTTATATAAATATATAAGAAATTTATTTAATAACTATAAAGATTATGAAAAAGAATAAAGGTGGTTCAAAACGTTTTCGTCAAGGGTTTTTTAAACCCATCAATCCAAAAAAATATTTGGGCGATCCTACGAATATTGTTTATCGGTCATCTTGGGAATTGAAAGTATTGAAGCAATTAGACCTATCAAGTAAAGTTTTAGCCTATGGATCTGAAGAAATAAAAATTCCTTATATCAGCCCAATCGACAACAAGTATCATACCTATTTTATGGATTTTATTGTGATAACCAAAGAAAAAAAGGTTATCTTAATTGAAGTTAAACCACATTCTCAAACAATACCACCTAGAAAAACGCAAACGAAAACAGAACAAAGGTTATTGTTAGAAACAAAAACATATTTGGTGAATAGAGCGAAATGGAAAGCAACAGAAGAATATTGCGAAAAGAAAGGATGGTCTTTTTTGATACTGACAGAAAAAAATATTAATTTTACTTAAGAGAATACAATGGAAACAAAAACAACAAAAGCCAAACAGTATCAAGATAAACTTTCAAAAAATAAACGTGGTTATAAATTTTTGAAATTCCCTTTAGATGTTGATACTGATGCTACTCAAAACATTATGTTAATCAACATCAATGCAATATCAGGTTCCAAATATGAAGGGGTTCAATACAGAACTGTTCAAGGTGAAACATCGAAAGTATCTCAATCCGGTTCTAATTCCCTTTACAGACACTTTTCAGGGAATACAAAGCGGATAGATACTGCTATTGCCTTACACATGCCACCGACCGTTCAGAGCAGTTACAGCGCGGATTGGGGAACTTCCCAATTTGGTTTAACAGGTTCAGCTATCGATGCTTGGAAAAGTATGGGTGATATTACTGATCAAAATAATTGGAAAAATATGTGGAATGGTGGAAAGAATACAGCGCTTGAATTATTAAAACTAACTGGCGTTAAAGTTGCTGATACTCTATTACCAACAAAAATAAAAGACCCTTACATGTGGGCAAATCAAATCGTTGAAAACCCATATGTAGAAGTTATCTTTAATGGAATATCGAATAGAACGTTTTCATTTACATTTAAATTTATTCCTAAATCAAAAAAAGAACAAGAATCAATTAAACAAATTGTAGATACATTAAAATTTCATCGTGCACCAGAAAGGAAAGAAAATCTGAAAAACCTATATTGGGCATTCCCTTCTACATTTGATATTTCGTTCCTGAAAAAAAACGGTCAGGAAAATGAATGGTTATTTAAAATTTCCACTTGTGCTTTAACTGAACTAAATGTACAACAAGGATCAGAAACACATTTTGGGAATTTTCCAGATGGTAGTCCTTTCTCAACTCATATCACAATGAACTTCACAGAACTTGAAGTTCTGGATAAAAATAGAATTTTACAGGGGTTTTAAATGTCCTATTTCAATCGTTTTCCACTTGTCGATTATGATGGTGTTTTGCAGGTAAATTTAACGATAAGAACATCTATCGTTGAAAGTATGAAATCTGATCCTGCAAATTATATTGATTATACAATTCAAGACGGGGAAACCCCTGAACAAATAGCTGATCGTTTATATGATGATGTTGAATTATCATGGATAATTTTGAATATGAATGACATTGTGAATATGTTTGAAGAATGGCCTATGAGTTATTCAGGATTGGAAAGTTATATCAATGAAAAATATATTGATCCTACTGATATTCATCATTATGAATCTATATCGACTGGATATATTGTTAATGTGTCATGGCCGTCTTACGATAGAATACCAATCACTAATGAAGAATATGAAATTTCTATCAATGATGAAAAACGTTACATAAAACTTTTATTACCTGAATTGGTAGGAACAGTTATTGATAGACACAACCAATTAATGCGAGAAGTTTAATGAAATATTCTAGAAGTGGTCAATTCAACTTAAGTGTTGCCACTATTACAACAAATAATGAACATCCTATTGTGTTAGATATTTCAACTTCATTCATAGATATTTCTATATACGAATCTATTTTCACTGGAGTTATGTCGGGCGCAATAACTATTGTCGATACCTATAATCTAATCCAACGTTATGGATTTGGAAACGGTGAAAAAATTTCTCTACAATGGAATACAGTTGGAATAGAAAATTCTGAAATCTTTGTTCAGGGAATTGTTTACGACATTAACGGACCTAACAAAATAAACGAACACACAGCAGGATATACATTACATTTTTCATCCGTTGAAATGATTAATTCAAATAGAAAGAAACTTTTTAATGGATACAAAAATACCCCATCATTTATCGTTTCTGATATTTTCAAAAAAATAGAGCGTGGATATAAAACTAAAAAACTTGATTCGATAGGAACAAAAAATATAGAAGAAATAGTCCTTACAGGAAATACACCACTTCAGGCTATTCAATTATTATCAAAAAGATCAGTTTCAAAATCTGGTGAATTTGGATATATCTTTTATGAAGACAATGAAAAATTCAATTTCAAACCAATTGAATACTTATATAAACAACCTTCTCAAATAGAATACTTCTATCGGGATAGCGCTGTTTTCAATAATGTTGATAACGCCCATGAAGAATCGTTTAATGTAGTTCAAGATTTTTCTTTAGATACATCAAATTCATTTTCAGATTCATTGTTAGATGGACAATATGGTTCGCAATGGGGAACGCTTGCGTTAGAAGATAAAACCTTAAACATTTATCAATATGACATAAAAAAAGATTATTCAAAATCTAAATCATTGGGTTCTTCCCCTGTCATGTTAGATAGAAATTTCAATTCTGAATTTTTAGATTCATTAAATATAATGTATACCCTGTATCACCAACAGAATGAATCATCACGTCATAAAAATAAAATGACATTGTTACGTGCTAACAATATCGTTTTCAATATTGGCGTATTTGGTAATTCTTCCTTGAAAGTTGGAACCGTTTGCAATCTGAACGTTCCATCGTTTTCTACAGATTCATTAGGATTAAGAAAAATAGATTTACTTTCAGGTAAATTTTTAATTTCTGAAATTAAACATATCATTACACCGAAATCATACAATCAAAGAATTCAGGTTATAAAAGATGCATTTGAGGAAACAATTGCATGATTGTTACTAATAAATTTACCCCTTGGTTTGGATTAATTGAAGATGTTAATGACACTAAAAAAGGTGGGCGTTATCGTGTTCGTATTTACGGCTATAACACGGCTAATAAAGGAATATTACCCACTGAAAATTTAAGATGGTTCAATACTATCGTAAGTAATTCGGCAGCAATAGGTGGAATTGGTGAAAGCCCTACAGGATTATTAGTAGGAACCATGGTTTTTGGTTATTTTATTGATGAAGATTTACAGGAAGGAATGATAGTAGGATCGATTTGTGGAATTAATGATATTTCAGATATTGCAAAAGGTGGTAATAATTCATATGTGCAGGCTTTAAAATCAGGTGTAGTTAAAAATATTCCTGATGCAAGGGGGGAAACATGGTCAGAACCAGAAACCTCTTATGCGACTCAATACCCAAAAAACAAAGTTTTTCAATCTGAATCAGGTCATGTAGTTGAATATGATGATACCCCAGGTGCGGAACGTGTAACAATTTTTCATAAATCTGGAACGTTTGAAGAAATTCATCCTGATGGAAAACGAGTTGAACACAATACAGCAGAATCATTTTCAATAAACCTTGCAGGTCATAATCTTTTTGTAAATGGCAACCTTAATATGGTCGCAACTGGCGATTTTCGAATTTCAGCAGGGGGAGAAGTTTATATAAAATCCTCTCATATCGTTTTCGATACACCAAAAACAGAAACCTATGGAATATCCAACGCAATAGATCATTTCAGTTCTAACGTTTCAGGTGCATATCACGTCCATCCAGGTGTTCAAACTGGTAATGGTGTATCACCTCCACCTTTGGGTGCTATCAATACTTTATTCCCTACACCTGCAAATAAATTCTTTATTAGTGCAGAAGATACTGGATTTACACCGGATAAACTCAAATATGCCGTTGAGAACGGTTTCCTGACTCAGGAAGAGGCTGATGCAATAAGTTCGGCTACTTATACCATAGATAGTAAAGACACCTCTCAGACCGAACAGAAGCGTCCTAAGATCAGTGAATGTGGAATTGAAATAACTGATACAGTTGATTACAACATTCAGTTATCTGATAACTATCAATTAAGAGACGTTTCAATAGGTGCGGCTGTTTCTCAATATACGATAGTTGATCAAGCTGGATTAATGAAAAATGAGATTATTTGTAATCTCAAAAATTTAGTTTTGAATGTGTTGGAACCAATATTAGCTATGTATTCAAATGTCATAGTTACGTCGGGGTTTAGGCACGGCGATGGTTCTAGTCAACATGATAAAGGGGAATCAATTGATATTCAATTTACAAATGCTTCAAATTCTTTTTACTATGATGCTGCATTATGGATAAAAAATAATGTTCCTTACGATCAATTAATTCTTGAATATCAGTCCACAAATGGCGGTACACCGTGGATTCATATTTCATTAAAAAATGAACGCTCTCAACGATATGAAATTCTAACACAATTCAATCATGAAACCGTTCAAACTGGCCTACTTAA